AAGAAGGACTGTAAGCCTGAGGCTCTGGTAAATTCAAGCCCAAAAATCGACAGCAGTCGGGCAAGCCACATTCGTGGACGCCTGCTAGCCGAGGATGGTAGCTTTATCTGTCAGATCTCAGCGACTTGGATGGGTATTGTCGTTAATAAGCATGGATATGCTAGGGCGGCAAGCTTTGAGTTTTTCGGGAAGAAGATCCCTAAGACGAAGATCGTGTATGACAACTTACCCAACAGCGACATGCTTGTGTGCGCTGGGTTCGATGGAATGCCTAAGGTTAAGAAATCCCTGTTCGCGCTCCCGGAAGAGTCTCAGAAAGTGTACTTAATTGACCAACGTGGCAATACGTGCCCTGGACTTAACCAAAAAGTAGACGAGCAAGGAACGTGCAAGCTTCAAGCACGCGCAACATATTCATCTGAAGAAGGTGACTGTGGTGGACCTGTGATCAACGCCAATGGAAGTGTGGTAGGCTTCCATTTCTCTGCTGGCAATCCCAAGAAGGACAACCTGTACATGCCGGTCGATCCAACCTTCTTGGCGCTTGTGCCAAAAAACTGAGTGAGCCCCTCGGGTGTCGGTTCTACGACATCCCGAGGGGACATCCCCAACGAGACGTAATGGAGGAGAGGCTCCCGCTCGTTGGCTTTGTCCCGGTTCGACCGATAGGACAATCGCATTTCGTTGCTGCGCCGTGGCAGCAAACATCCGATACACCCTACAAACCTGCAATTATGAGTGAAAATGCCTTAAGGAAGGGCATTGAGAAAGCTCGAGAAGATCTCCCAGAGACCATTAGCGACGAAAGACTCAGCAAAGTGTTTCAATACATGCGTATGAGACTGTCTGCAATTTGGTCTGGTGAGAACGAGTTATCTTACCCTGATGCAGTAGCGAGGTTAAATTGGATTAAGTCCGCAGGATTTCCCTGGTACTTTACATGTGATGACAAAGCCTGTGCAATAACATGCCATGGCGGCGAGATTATGTTACAAGTAAGGGAGGTCATTGAGGGCGGCGACGTGTGGTTGCCCTATACACTAACTTTGAAGGACGAACTGAGAACAGCCGATCGAGTTAAAGAAGAAAAGACTCGCGTGTTTTCAGCGTGCAATATTGTGAGCTTAATTGCTAGCAAAATGCTATTCGATAGACAAAATGACAAACTCAGAGCACATCTTTTAGAACACCCTTTAACGATAGGTATTAGTGTTCCTGGACCTGCTTTTGTTACAGCCATGAAAAGTCTTGGTAATGAGTGTAATTGCACAGCTGGTGATGCGTCAGGCTGTGATCAGCGTTTTTACCTGCCGTTCGCTAGGATCATACGTGATTTACGAAAAAGTTTCCTGC